CAAAATCCCATTGTCAGGGATAATGAGATCGTACGTGTCCGCCACGGCGGGGGTGTTAAGAACCAGCCGCTCTACGCCGCCAGAACCCCCGTCTTTAAGCGTAACGCTGCCAGCCGTACCGTTGGTGACGTAAGACACACCTTTGACGCGAGCGCGCTTGTTAACAGCAACGCTCGCTTCGGTAACAGTGGCCGCCAGAATATCATAAGCCATGGATTACTCCTCCTTGGCAGCGGCCTTCTTCGGCTTGGCGGCGGGTTTGGTTTCAGCCTTGGGCGCCTGACGCGCTGCCAGCTCTTCCGGTGACGGGGGTGCCCACTTGATGCTCATGGATCACCTCACGAATCAGAGATGGTTGCGCCGGTGTCCGACCGCTTCCAGTTAGTGCCATCCGAGAACGCCAGAATCGGCGAACCGGCTGCACCGTCAGAAACGTAGATCAGCGTGCCTGCGCCAGCGGTCGAAGCCGAGGGGGCACCAGCAACATCGTAGGTCGGAACTTTGATTGCGCCGGTGACATCACCGACAAAGCCATTGGTAGACGTTACCGGGCCGGAAAACGTGGTCGAAGCCATTGCATACCTCATGCACAAGGTTTCGCCGTACAGTCTGTGCATCGTCAGCTAGGCGGGCTGTCTGCACGGCTTGGGTTTTGCCTGCATGCAACATATCACGCTATCGGCTGCGCTGACTACTTAAAAAAATCCAAAGCCGCCGAGGCCACGAGACATAGCCGCACCAAACGGGCTGCCCATCTGGGGCGGGCTGTATCCGCCGCCACCCTTGCCTCCGAAGCCGCCCATCGGCTGGCCATAGCCGCCAAAGCCGCCCATCGGCTGGCCATAGCCGCCAAAGCCACCACCGAAACCCCCAAACGGAAGCATGCCACCCAGACCTGAGAACATATTCGGTGGCGGTACGGGCCGCTGAAATTGCCGCATCTGCTGGGCCTGCTGGGCCTGCCTCGCGGCCTCCTGCGCCTGCTGACCAGCAAACTGGTTAATCAAATTACGCTGGCTATCGTCCAAGCCGCCCATAAAGGTATTAAACGCATCAGAGTCAAACTGCGGCGCCCGAGTAGACTGTCTTTCAGGAGAAACTTGTGGGGTATCGCCCATGACAGGCGCCACAGCGTCAAACTGCGGTCCCGGAAACGTATTAACCGCACTGGAGTCAAACCGCGGCATCTGCTGGTTGAACACACTACGACCGCCGCCGCCTTTTCCTAAGCCTTGCGACTGCTGGGGCACGTTCGTGCCCATAACGGATATGCCCATACCCATGCCAAAACCTCCGTAAGTAGGCAAAACGTACTATAGGTAGACATAAAAAGAAAGGCCCGCCGAAGCGGGCCTTCCAGAAGCAAGCGGGGCTTACGCCGCGCCGGGCGAGCCGTAGATCCCCAGCGGATCGGAGACGCCGAACGAGTAACGCTCACGCGCTTTGTAGCGCACGTTGCCCGTGTCGAAGTCGCCGTCCATGGAGGTTGCCATGGGCGTACGCACGAAGTGCTTCATACCGTTCGGGATGTCGGTGGTCAGGAACCACGCGTCATTGTCCGTCAGGTAGTGGTTGACGCGATACCCTTCCGGGATCGAGCCGTTCGACTTCAGCGCGTTCAGGTCGTTATCGGCGGTGCCGACACGCAGTTCCGTCTGCAGCAGACGGGTTGCAACGAACATCAGCGCCGGGGGAACGATCAGCTTGCGCGGACGAGCAGCGATCAACAGGCCACGTTCATCAGTGTACGCGGCGATGTCGATAACAGCCTGTTCGAGCGAGGTCTCGTTCAGGTCCGAAGCCACCGAGGGGCGGTTCGAGTTGGTGCCACCAGCAACGGTCGGGTGCGACGCGCTGAACAGGAAAACGCCGTCGCCCGAACGGAAGGCATCGAAGCCCGTGTTCAGCAGCGAAGCAGCTTTAACCTGCTTGGTGTAGGCCATGGCGCGAGCCAGTGCCTTGGTGTACCGCGCCGAAAGCGAATCGTACAGGTTGTCTTCCATTGCCTCTTCGGTGATGGAGAAACCCATAGCGACGGTTTCGTGCGTATACCGTGCGGTAAACGCTTCTTGCGCGTTGTCGTAGGCGATGGACGAGCCTTCGGCTTTCACCGGGGCAGATCCAAAACCCGAAAGTTTAACTTCCTCCTCGAAAGAGCGCTCCGAGGTCTCAGTTTCGTAGATCTCAGCGTGTTCGTTTTCGTACGAGTCGTACTCCATACCGAACAGGGCGTTGAGACCGGGAAGCAGCTCTTTAAGAAGCTGGGCGCGTGAAATAGCCATGTCGCAACTCCTTACAGGCCGACGTTATTGGTCATCTGGTGAGCGCCCGGGTTGAACTTCACGAGAACATCCGGATACGCGTCACTTGCAGGCGACACATGAGCAACGACGCGGAAAGCGGCCGCTGCGGTTTGCACGGTGGCGTCCAGCGCCGAAGTCGAGTTACCCGTCGCGGTCGAACCGGTCGAGGTAGACTGAGCTGCGGCAAAGAACGTGTTGGTGCCGATGATGGTCTGAGCACCCGACCCGTCCAGCTGAGCTTGGAACAGGACATTGGGGTCATCGACCACGTACGCCTTGATCGCGGTGCCCGTCGGCGCAGCGTACCCGGAGGGGTAGTACTGCGAGAAGATCACCTGACCTTGTGCGTTGACGTACTCACAACCAACGAAGACGCCGATAGCGCCCACGCCGGTGGTGCCGCTGATGCTGTTCGAGGTCAGGTCTGCACCCGTACCCGTAGCAAGAGCAATGTAGCCATCTGCACCGATGATGACGACCTGACCGTTGAAGATGTTGGTGGCTTCACCAGCGGGGTCGATGAGATACTGGGACGTTGCCCCAGCATACGGCATGCCATCGGCACGCTTAACGGGCTTCAGCCCGTAGGGAGCGGCAGTAGTTGCCATGTCTCTCTCCGTTACAGGATCGGTAAGGGTTACTTACCGAAGTTTGTGGTCCGCGATTCCCGCTCCGGACGGAGCATGGGCATGCGGGGATCATTCTCGCGGAGATAGTTGCGGTCGACCGAGTCCATCTGTTGACGGGCTTTTTCGGCCATTTGTTCGCTACGATCCTCCACGATCTCTGCGGGGATGGAACAAAGCAGCAGTCCACCAATCTCGATGTTGTCCGGGAATTGCGAATTGCGGTCGCTAATCACCCGAAGTTCGGGATAGTCGGACGCTTTGACTGGCGTGTAACCCTCACGAAATCGCATCGAAACGTTGCGGTTATCTGAATCACCCAAGGTTGAGGTGCGAATCCAGCGAAAGCACAAACCATCGCGGGGTTCGGGGGTGGGCAGGGCCGACGGACGTTCCCAAGTGCGTTTGCGAGCCGTCTTTTCACGGGTCACTTCGGTGCGTGGGGTACGATCAACCATTGTGCTGTTCCTTCAACAACTGCGCCGCATATTGCTCGTTGGTGAGCCCCAAGCGCTTGGCGATTGCCACTTGGGTCGAGGTCAACCGGATCTTGCGTGGCGTTTTCGCGCTGCGAGCAGCGGGGGCAACCACGGCGGCCGGTTTCCGTTGACGAGCGTTGACCTCAACTTCCTCGCCATCAGAAAATCTGTCCGGGAAAGTTTTGCGCATTTCCCGATCAATTTCAGCATAATACTTTTCACTGTCTGGCTCAACACCATTGTATACGAGTTCTTCATGCACCCCGAGGGCAAATGAAGTCATACGGCGGTCTTTGCCATACCAGTCGTTGTTGGACAGCCAGCGCTCCTGACTCGCCGACAGCTTTACTTGGGGCTGCGGCTGCGGCCGCGGTTGAACCGCAGAAGTGGTAGGCTCAGCCACCTGCCGTGCAGGAGGCTTAAAGGTGTCCCACCGGTAGTGGTCGTTCTGCAACCGTGTTAGCTTGGCCTGCGCGTCAAGCAGGGCGTCAGCGTCACCGGCCTCGTATGCGTGCTTATACGCGATCTTGGCCTTTTCGATCTCGGCTTCCAGACGCCCTTTGGCTTGATCTACGACAAACCCTTGGCTTTTCTGGATGTCTTCCTGCAGCTTTTTATTCTGCTCGGCCAAGGTTTTAGCGTAGTTGATGGCCTCCTCACGGAGGCGGATGGCCTCGGCTTGCTGGCGTGCAGCTTCCTTGGCCTCAAAGGTCAGCTTCTTCAGGCGCTTCTGCACCTGCTCGCTGTAGCCCTCTAGGTCGTCGTCTTCCGGAATCTCTGCCGGAGCGTCGGCCGCACGTCGCGGTTTTTCTTCCGCGGGGACGTCATCAACGACTTCAATTTCGAAGTCATCATCCCCTTCGTCACCAACATCCTGCTCGATCTGATCTGCGCGTGCGTTCATGGTCATGCCCTCTTATAGCCACGGGGATCATCAACCACCGCTTCTACGGTGTCGTCGTTGATGAGCCGAAATTCTTGATCTTCGATCTTGAACCGGGTGCCCGAATAGGACCGGAAAATCACAAAGTCCCCAACCTTGCAGTAGGGGCCCGACGGAAACCGATCCGGATCGCTGTAGGCTTCGGAGCCCACCTTAAGCACCAGACCAAGAATAGATGCCGTCTCTTCGGCGTCCTTGATCTTGTCGGGCATGTAGACGCCACCTTCGGTCTTTTCGCTGACTTTCAGGGTGGCAATCAGCAGGCGGTAGCCTGCGGGTTCGGGAAGTCGGGCGAGCATACGCTCGTCAATCCCAGACGCTTCGTACATATCGTACCTCTTTGCAGTGGTGATGGGCCCACTGTTGCCCTTGCACCGGACCATCCGGCGATTCCGTGCGAGGATCAGTCCTCGATGTAGCGCTGTTCGATCTCTTCCAGATCTTGCAGTATCAGCTTGAACGCGCGCGCCTTGCCGACCTGCATCATGTAGTCGTCGTGGGTAGGTGCGCCGCCACCAAGCAGATACTCGGCCAGCTGCGCTTCATACTCCTCAATCCGCTTCCGGAGTTGTTCGATTACGTCCAGCACTCTGTGCTCCCTGTATCAAGTTCTCTGCGGCCTTAAGGCCGATCTTTGCGCCTTCGATGCGTTCCTTGGATGCCATCTGGTCAAGCTGTGTGGCCAGACGCGCCGCAAGGTTGGCACCGTCGCGTTCCTTGTCTGCAGCCAGTCGTTCTTCTTGGATACTGACGTTGCCGATGACCTTGGCTGTATCGAGCTTGAGCCGCTCCAAGTCCAACATGGCTTCGTGCTTGGCCTCGGCTTCCTTGAGCGCGACCTCGCGCTCCTTTAGCTCCAGCTCCTTGCGCTGAATCTGGGTAAGCGGGTCTTGC